CTATCAATTTGATGTTCATTTTTTAGGCTTTAGTAGTCGCTGAGGTCCTTTCGTTTTCGGCCCCGCCACACCCTTCGCTCTGAGCTGGGAGTGCCGCCGGGGCTGATCTATTCCGCAGGTCATGGCCTGTCATATTCATAACTCCCTGACGGGGAGGAACCGAGATGTCCAACATGCCAGACAAACCAGACACATGGGCAATTGCGCTTGCGTGGTTGAGCCAGCATTCGCCAATCCTCTATGCGGCTGCGCTGTCCTGCGCCATGGCCGTCCTGCGCATCACCTACGGCGGCGGCACGCGGCGCCAGATGCTGGTGGAGGGCGCGATCTGTGGCGGCCTGACACTGACCATTATCAGCGGCCTGGATTTCTTCGGGCTACCTCAGAGCATGGCCACCTTTGCAGGTGGCTGGGTCGGCTTCCTGGGTGTGGAGAAGATCCGATCGATTGCTGACAGGGTGACTGACTTCAAACTGCCCAGTCGCAAGGTCGATTAATCCGCGCCACGTTTTCGAATGCGCCTAATCGTGGCGCGACATTGGAGACGGGCATGAAATTCCGCAAGAAGCCGGTAGTGATTGATGCTGTCCAATGGACTGGCGACAATCTGTTCGATGTGATCACGTTCACCGATGGAGCGCCAAGCATTCGCGGCACGCACGCCAGCGAGAAGTGGGATGACTATTGCAGGCTGGTGGATGCCGACGGCCTGAAGATTTTTACCCTCGAAGGAAAGATGAATGCCTCAGTGGGCGACTGGATTATCAAGGGCGTCTCAGGGGAGCTCTACCCGTGCAAGCCTGACATCTTCGCGCTGACCTATGAGTCGGCCGAGTGACCAAGAAGAACTGGTCAATCTCAACCCCAGGCCACGCGCCATTCCCAATGCTCACCCTTGACGACGCGCTCGATCATGCTGGGGCGCTGGCTTGGGCTAGCTGTATATGGCCGACTTGCGAGGCGTCCTGAATGAAGGTCGTCGAATTCGGCTGACTACTCAGGAGTAGAAGTTGCTTTAGCTGCCTCCCTTCCAAGTTCGTCGGCGGCAAGTTCAAGATTATCCGTATCGTCCAGCAGCCTGTCCGTGCAGAGGATCGTCGGACGAACCCGGCCTTGAGACGCCTGCACTACCTTCCACTGCGGGGGTGTGCCGTCTTCGGGCTTAGATGGTTCGATTGGCGGCTTCATAGTCCTGCTCCTTGCTTTGATTGATTCTAACCAATACCGGCAACCAGCCACCTTTTCAAGTAAATCGAGATCACCATGACAATCAAGCAACCCGACTGGGAGCGCATTGAACAGCTCTTCCGAGCTGGTCTGCTCTCGGTGCGCGAGATAGCCGCTGCGTGCGGTGTTTCCCACACAGCAATCAACAAGCGGTCGAAGGCTGAAGGCTGGGATCGCGACCTGAACGCGAAGATCAAAGCCAAGGCTGACTCACTGGTTTCCAAGCGGGAGGTTTCCACAAAGGTTTCCACGGAAACCCTGGCAACCGAACGTGGAATCGTAGAGGCCAATGCTGAGGTCATTGCAGACATCCGCATGGCCCACCGCACTGACATCGGCCGGTCACGACGATTGGCCAACAAGCTGCTGGATGAACTGGAATCGCTCACCGATGAGCAGGGCACCATCAAGGAGTTGATTGCCCAGTTGAAGGATGGCGACCAGGACGATGGTGATGCCATGGCTGACGTTCTGGCCCTGGCCAACAAGATGAGCGCTTTGCCGAATCGGACCAAAACCATGAAGGAATTGGCCGAGACACTTAAGACGCTGGTTGCCCTGGAGCGCCAGGCCTACGACCTCGACACCAAAGCCGGCAACAGTGACGCCGACGAGCTATCGAAAATGATGGACGATCTATCGAAGGAAGCCTGACATGAAGCCCGAGCACTTGAAGCTGCTCCGGGACAAGTACTGGCGGTTGAACAACCTTTACTTCATCACCGACAAAGCCGGGAAGAAGGTTCGCTTCCGGATGACGGACGAGCAGATCGAATACTTCGAGGGGATGCACACCCGGAACATCATCCTGAAGGCCCGGCAGCTTGGCTTCACCACCGAGTGCTGCATCATCCAACTGGACGCGGCTCTGTTCGAGTCGGCCAAGTGCGCTCTGATCGCTCACACCCTGAACGACGCCAAGCGCCTGTTCCGGGAGAAGGTGAAGTACGCCTACGACAACCTGCCTGCTGAGATTCGCGCTGCCAACCCTGCGAGTAATGACGCCGCCGGCGAGCTGGTCTTCAGCAAGGGTGGTTCGCTCTACGTCAGCACCTCGTTTCGGGGCGGCACGCTGCGTTACCTGCACGTATCCGAATTCGGAAAGATCTGCGCCAAGTTTCCGCACAAGGCGCGGGAGATCGTCACCGGTGCCTTTGAGGCTGTCGCCACCGATTGCTTCGTCACGATTGAGTCGACGGCGGAGGGCAGGGCGGGCTACTTCTTCGATTACTCGCAGAGCGCGGAACGCCAGCAACTGGCCGGTGTTCCCCTGGGGCTGCTGGACTGGAAGTTTTTCTTCTTCTCCTGGTGGAGGAACAAGGCCTATTGGCTTGACCCGACTGATGTGGTCATCCCGCAGCGCCTGACGGACTACTTCAACGACCTGTTCGCCAAGTACGGAATCGACACGAACCCAGGCCAGCGCGCCTGGTACGTGGCGAAGGAGAAGACGCTCGGCGACGACATGAAGCGGGAATACCCGTCGATCCCGGTCGAAGCCTTCCAACAGTCGGTCGAGGGTGCTTACTACGCCCAGCAGTTGACGAAGCTCTACGCGCAGCAGCGCATTGGCGTGATCCCGAACAACAGCCACCTACCGGTGATGACCTTCTGGGACATCGGAGTCGGCGACTCCACGGCCATTTGGTTCGTGCGCCAGGTCGGTGAAGAGTTTCACATCATCGACTACTACGAGAACAGCGGCGAAGGCCTGCGGCACTACATGAAGGTGCTCAAGGACAAGGGCTACACCTACTCCGAACACTGGGGGCCGCACGATATCGATAACCGGGAGTTCGGCAGTGATGCCAAGACTCGCCGGGAGCTGGCCCAAGAGGGCTATGAGATCGACGGGCAGATTTACAGTATGACATTCGACGTAGTCCCGAAAATTGGCATCAGCGACGGCATAGAGGCGGTGCGGGAGATTCTTCCGCTCTGTGCGTTCGATGAGTCGACGTGCGAAGAGGGCATCAACTGCATCGAAAACTACCGAAAAGAATGGGATGACAAGCGCGGCTGCTGGAAAGACAGACCACTTCATGACTGGACCTCTCACGGGTCTGATGGGTTCCGGTACTTCGCAGTGGCGAAGAGCGCCAGGAAACCGGCCACCTCTATCAAAATGGGATACGCCCGATGAGCAACGACGTCTCCTTCAAGCGGGCGGAATACACGGCAGTACTGGACCGCTGGGCGACCGTTCGCGATGTCTGCGCCGGGCAGCACCGGGTAGTCGACCGACTGCCCTACATCAACGCGCACGACAAGTCGCCGGAGAACGAAGACCGGAACCGGGCTTACCGCGAGCGGGCGGTGTTCAAGAACGCTACTGGGCACACCCGTAACGGGTTGCTGGGCCTGGCCTTCCACAAAGACCCGACGCTCACAGTGCCGAAGAAATTGGAGTACCTGCAGGACAATGCCAACGGCTCCGGGGTGAGCATTTACCAGCACTCGCAGGGCACGCTTGAAAAGGTGCTTGAGGCCGGACGGCATGGCCTGTACGCCGACTACCACCAGGATGACGGTATTGGCGGGCATTCGGTGATCTTGTCCTACTGCGCTGAAGACATCATCAACTGGCGTACTGGCATGGTGAACGGCCATAGCGTGCTGACGCTGGTGGTGCTGCGTGAGTCGCCGGAGATACCCGACGGTTTCGGCTTCAAGACAGTGGAGCAGTACCGGGAGTTGGCGCTGGAGGATGACGGTTTTGTCTGCCGCGTCTGGCGCCGGTCCGGTCCGAAAGGTGGCGGGCCACTGGCGGTCATCGAAGAGTTCAGGCCGGAAGGCGTCACGGGGCGTCTCAAGGAGATCCCGTTCACCTTCGTTGGCGCGCAGAACAACGACCCCAGCATAGACGAATCACCGCTGTACGACATCGCCATGATCAACCTGGGCCATTACCGGAACAGTGCTGACTATGAAGACAGTGTCTTCTGGTGCGGCCAGGCTCAACCATGGATTTCCGGCCTGACCGAGCAGTGGGTAAAGCTGCTCGAGGCAAAGGGCGTTTATGTTGGGTCGCGTGCGCCGATGCTTCTGCCCGCGGGCGGCTCCTTCGGTTACGCGCAACCCGCTCCAAACACGTTGGTCAAGGAGGCGATGGCCGATAAGAACCAGATGATGATCGAGCTTGGCGCGCGGATGGTGGTGGCGTCACTTGCCACCAAGACCGCTACGGAGTCCCGCGGCGATCAGTCGGCGTCCACTTCGGTGCTGGCCGGCTGCGTGGCAAACGTCAGCGAGGCTTACACCCGAGCAATCATGTGGTGTTGCGCTTACATGGGCATCGCTGACAAGAAGGTTGCCTACCAGGTGAATCA